AAGTGGCTGATAAAGAAGACGAAAAGAAAAAAGAAGTTTCTGAAGTAGCTGATAAAGAAAAAGAAGCTAAAAAAGAAATGATGACTGCTAAAGACAAAGTTAAAGATATGGACATGAAAGAAGATGTTGCTGCTTTAACTGAAGGCGAAGAATTAACATCGGAGTTTAAACAAAAAGCTGCGACTGTATTTGAAGCTGCTGTCAAAGCAAAACTCGTTGAAGAAATTGAGAATTTAGAAGGCGAGTATGAAACTAAAGTCAATGAAAAAGTTTCTGAAGTTAAAGAAGAAATCGTTGATAAAGTGGATGCTTATCTAAACTATGTTGTCGAGGAGTGGATGAAAGAAAACGAATTGGCAATAGAAAAAGGCTTAAGAAATGAGATTACTGAAGATTTTATCGGTGGTCTTAAATCTTTATTTGAGTCACATTACATCAATGTTCCACAAGAGAAGTATGATGTAATTGAATCTCAAGCTGCTGAAATAGAGAAGTTAAAAGAAGAAGTTAATAAATCTATTGAAAAGAACGTTGAGTTAAATCAGAAAATTGCAGAATCAACTAGAGAAGACATTATCAAAGATGTTTCATCTGACTTGGCTGCAACTGAAGCTGATAAACTTAAAGGTTTAGCAGAAGGAATTGAATACAAAGACGCTGACAGTTTTAGAAAAAGTGTAGAAACATTAAAAAATTCTTACTACCCTAAAGCAAAAGCGAGTGATACTGAATCTAATGAAGTAGCAGAACAAAATGCTGGTTCTTCAAATGTTAATTTGACTGAATCAATGGCTGCATACACTGCTGCAATTAGTAAATCAAAAAAGAATCCTTACATAAAGTAAGGGTTTTAGTTTAAACTAAAAGAAGGAGAGATAGAAAATGTTTTTATCTGAATCAATACAATCAAAGTGGCAGCCCGTTTTGGATCATCCTGATCTTCCCGAAGTTAAGGATAGTTACAAAAGAGCCGTTACTTCAATGGTATTAGAGAACCAAGAAAAAGCGCTTAAAGAAGACGCTGCTTTCTTATCAGAAGCTGCACCTACTAACGCAACTGGTTCATCTATACAAAATTGGAATCCTATTTTAATTAGTTTAGTAAGAAGAGCAATGCCAAACCTTATCGCTTACGATATTGCTGGCGTTCAACCTATGTCAGGTCCAACTGGTCTGATTTTCGCAATGAGAAGTAGATATACATCTCAAAGTGGTGGTGAGGCTCTTTTTGACGAAGCTGATACAGATTTTTCTGCTAGAAACAAAGCAGGATCATCTACAAGTGGGGCTTCCGCTGTAGCACAAACTGGTGAAAACCCAGCTGTACTTAACGACTCAATCGGCACATCTACTGGTTACACAACTGGTACTGCTATGACTACTGCTTACGCAGAAGCTCTTGGCGATGCTGCTGGTAATAGTTTTGCTGAAATGGCGTTCTCAATAGAGAAATCTACTGTAACGGCAGGAAGCAGAGCGTTAAAGGCTGAATACACTATGGAACTTGCTCAAGACTTAAAAGCAATCCATGGTTTAGACGCTGAAACAGAATTGTCAAACATCTTATCTGCTGAAATCTTAGCTGAGATCAATAGAGAAGTTGTAAGAACGGTTTATAGAACTGCTGAAGTTGGCGCTGCTGACAACGACAATTCTCATGCTGCAATTAACACAACAACTGCTGGTGTATTTGACCTTGACACAGACTCTAATGGTAGATGGTCTGTTGAGAGATTTAAAGGTCTTATGTTCCAACTAGAGAGAGATGCAAACACAATCGCTCAGAGAACCAGAAGAGGAAAAGGTAACATGATTATCTGTTCTTCAGATGTTGCCTCTGCATTACAAATGGCGGGTGTTTTGGATTACACTCCTGCATTAAACAACAACTTAAACATTGACGATACTGGTAATACTTTTGCTGGTGTATTAAATGGTAAGTATAGAGTTTACATTGACCCATATGCTGCTAACATGGCTTCAAATGCGTCACCTACTAAACAATACTACGTTGTTGGTTACAAAGGAACTTCTCCATACGACGCTGGATTATTCTATTGTCCGTATGTACCTCTACAAATGGTTAGAGCAGTAGGTCAGGATAACTTCCAACCGAAAATCGGTTTCAAAACTAGATACGGTATGGTAGCTAATCCATTTGCTGGTGCTTCTGCGTCAGGAAACATTACTGCTGACGGTGTTGGTGCAATCAACGCTAACAGATACTACAGACGTGTTCAAGTTACGAACATTATGTAATATTTGTTGAGAAACAAAATACAAAAGAGGGCGCTTCGGCGCCCTTTTTTTTAGCATAAATAAATGTATGTTTTATACTGAAAGAATAACAATTTACAAAGAAGAAAAATCAACAATAATGAACACAATAATAAGAGCAATCGCAGGCATAGTATTGATCGGTGGTTTCTTTTTTCTATTAGCACAAGGTCTTAATTACTTACAGAAACCTAACGCATTAGAAAACGTAGAGAAAAGACTTGATGAAGCAGCCGAAAAAGAGAGTATCTTAACAGATAACGAGAAGAAGTTAAAGACAGAATCCCAAACAAAAGAATGGGAAGATTTAGACAAGCAAACAGATAAATAGCTGTATGACAGTTACAAATTCATACACTAGACAACCAACTAAACTGGACTATGCAAGTCCAACGCAGTTTAAGTTTAGTATAATCAAACTACCTAAAGTAGAGTATTTTTGCACAGCCGCAAATTTGCCTGGTATCAATCTAGGTACTGCTGAACAAATCACACCTTTGAAAGATATACCATTACCTGGTGATAGACTTCAATACGATACATTGACTATACAGTTTTTAGTTGATGAAAATTTAGAAAACTATAGAGAGATACATGGTTGGCTAACTGGTGTTGGTTTTCCTAAAAACTACGAGCAGTTTCAAGTACTACAAGGTGCAGGTACAGACAGATTTCCTTCAACTCAAAATGTAGGTACTAGTAAAGAATTAGGTGAAATAAAAAAGGCCACACAAGACGATGGTGGTTTATATTCAGACGCTACTTTAGTGATATTGACAAGTAAGAATAATGCAAATTTAGAAGTTAGATTTAGAAACATATATCCTACATCACTATCAGGTTTAGATTATAATCAACAGGCTTCAGATGTAGATTATCTAACAGCAACTGTATCCTTTGAATATGCTATTTACGAGTTTGCAACTGTTGGTAACAAAGTTACTACAGAAACTACTACTTAATATTTACATAAATATTTTAAATTAATATAATGGAGTTATTATGACCTTTGATGAATTACAACAATTGGCTGAAAAAGACCTCAAAATTAATGATACTGAACTTGATTTAGAATCATTAAAGACACCTCAACTCCACAACAAGTGGATGAAATTTCACAATCAATATACTAATCTATTGAAAAAAACAGAGCAAGATAGAGATAGGTTATTGAGAGAGAAATGGGAATACTACACAGGTAAGGCAGACCCTAGTGTCTATCAACTTAAACCTTTTAATATAAAGTTACTTAAACCAGATGTGGATAAGTACATAAAGGCAGATGAAGATATGATTAAACTAGAGCAAAAAGTTACCTATGTACAAAGTGTAGTTGATTACCTAGATAGAACAGTTAAGATTATTTCTAATCGTGGTTTTCAAATAAAGAACGCTATAGACTGGCGTAAATTTACTTCTGGCGTTATCTAAAATGCAAAACATTATCGTTGATAAACTCAATGACGTATATATTCGGATTGACGCTGACGCCTCTATTCGTAGAGAGCTGTCAGATTACTTCTCGTTTGAAGTGCCTGGATATAAATTTACACCACAGTTTCGTAATAGAGTTTGGGACGGTAAAATAAGACTTTACTCATACGCTACAGGTCAAATGTACGTAGGATTGTATCCGTATCTAAAAGACTGGTGTAATAAGAAATCTGTACATATAGTCGAATCTAGTGATATTTTGACACATAGCAACGTCACAGCCGCCGATATAGAGGGTATGATTGAAGAATACGATCTATCTATCAAACCGAGAGATTATCAAATTGAGGCATACAAATTTGCCATAGAACACGAAAGAGGTATGGTCATTTCGCCTACTGCCTCTGGTAAATCACTTATCATCTATATGTTATGCCGACACTATCTGAATATGATAAACAACAATATTCTTATAATAGTGCCAACAACATCACTAGTAGAACAATTATACAAAGATTTTAAAGACTATGGTTATGACGTAGAAACAAACGTCAGCAGAAAGTATCATGGTTACGATATAGATGAAGATAAACGAATCGTTATCTCAACATGGCAATCACTATACAAAATGCCAAAGAAGTTTTTTGAAGACTATGGTGCAGTTATAGGTGATGAGGCACACTTATTTAAGGCAGTATCATTGACCAAAATTATGACAAAACTAACAGATTGTAAGTATAGAGTAGGCCTTACAGGTACGTTAGATGATAGTAAAACACACAAGTTAGTGCTACAAGGTTTGTTTGGTACAGTTAATAGAGTAGTTTCTACAAAACAACTTATAGATAAAAAACAACTTGCACAATTAAAGGTCATGTGTCTAAATCTAAAGTATCCTGAAGTAGAGGCAAAGAAAGTATATGGTGT